GGAAAGGCCAGCTCCTGCTCCGGATTCGTCTTTCGCCCTCTCAACGGTTGCCGGTCTATTGCTCTTGTTGCCTGCCGGAGGGCTTTTTCTTTGTCTGCGTCGCTTGTTTCGCCCCAGCTTTCGGCGTAGAGGCGTCCTGCGAAGTATTCGTTTGCGTATTCGATTGTGCAGTAGCTTCCTGACATTTTTCCTCCGCCTCCTTCCTTTCCGCCTGCTCCCTGCGCATGCGCTGGAAGCCAGTTATATCAATCGCCATCTACATCACCTCAAAATCTGACATATGGCGTTACCCCCCCTTCAGCGTTCTTGGTAGTAGCGTTCAAGCTCTCTCTTAACATTTTTTACAACTTCGGCGGCGACATCGCGGGGGGCGGTACTACTACTTTCCACATTAACTGTCAGCGATACATTGGGCGCGGGCTTATCCCTTATATCATAAAGCGCCCTCAACACGCTAACCATCATATGGTCGATGTTGTTGAGGTTTTTCATACCGTCACTGATTGCTGACCGTTCATCTTCGGTCATCATGTTCTCTATGATGTCTTTTTCGAGCTGACCGTATTGAGCCAAGATTTCGGCTATCTGTGCGTCCCTCTTGGCTTCTAATGCGGCGAGTTCGGTTGCACGGGCATCCTCGGTTTGCCTACTGCTTTCAAGTTCGACGAGCCGTTTGGTTATCTCCGAGCGTTTTCTTGCCGCTTCTGATGTGCCGCGAACGCTCCAATATGCAAGTTCATCTTCAAGCTCTTTTTTGCGTTTTCGGTAATCTTCTGCACGGTCAATCTCTGCCCACTCTTTTTTCTTGGCGGCGATTACCGCATCAGCTTCGTCTTTGGCTATCTGAATGCGGAGTTGCGCAATTTTCCGAACCGTCTTGAGGCGTTCCTCGTCCATGTCGGTCTGCTTGGCAAGCAAGTCCTCATAGATTTTTAACTGCTCACTCGCACTGTCCTCGGCATAAAATTTTAGCCAGTCGATTTTTCGTTCCGCTTCTTTAACTATATCATCTGTCCCACCAACCCTAACATTTGCATCAGCCGAAAAGTTAATGTTGTCGAACATATCAAAGTAAGTTTTTATGGCATTGGCAAGTTCTATCGCTTGCTCAACCGTCAGAATCTCAGCCGCCACTTTTTCCGTGAGTGCGTCGCCGAGAGCCGCCAGTTTGCCCTCAAACATTGTTTGGTTGAGGGTCGCGTACGCCCCACTAAGCCCTTCCACGGCGAGTTGTTCAGCTGTTAAGCCCTTTATCCACTCCGTGATTTCATCCAGTTTCTGCGCCTGTAAAACTGCCACCATCGCCCTGAATTTGTTTTCGTAGGCTTCGGCGTTCAGTTCCAGTTGCCCGCCCTCGTCAACAAGCAGAGCGATATATTGCGGCTCAAGCGACAACAGCCTGTCAAGCGTTTCAATGCTCATTGTGCCGTTTTGGTTGTACTCGTCAATAGCACCGACAATTGTTTGATACGCTCCGGTCAATTCGCTCAACGACGCTTTTGTTTCTTTGACCAACTCATTAAATTTAGATTGAGTGTCAATAATTTCACTGTAACCACCTTTAACAACCGTAAAGTATTCGGGGTATGTTTCCTTGAGCAAATCCATCATGGCTTTGCGTTCCCAATCGGTGGCTTCTTTCCATTCGCCCCATCCTCGTTCAATGGCGCGATAATATTGTTTTACCTTAGCTTCAGAATCTTCAAAACCCGCTGCTATTTTAGCTTGATATTTAATATAAGCCTCATTATTGGCTTCGGCTTGCATGACGGCTGCATACGCTTCGGCAGATTCGCGCAGCTTGTTTATTTGTTCGCCTAAAGCCTGATAAAGCGGGTCTTGTGCTGAAATTGCGGTTGCGTTTTCACCAAACGATTCATAGAGTTCTTTTTGAGCGTTTATTAAGTTTTGGTAAACAGCATAGATTTCCGGTGCGGTTTTAACAAACTCCAAAACTTCAACACCTTTGCTTCGTGTTGTATGAAGGCGATTTCGCGATAGTATATCTAAATAATTTTGCCTTTGTTTTGGATCTGTAATATCTGCGCTACCTACGTTTAGATAAATATTTCCGGCGCGTATGGTTTTTTCCAACGCCTCTGACGCTTTATTTACCGCATCGGATAACCCTTGCCTTGCTGCCTTTGCCGCCTCAAGCGAAATGTTTTTATATATCTGCTCTTGGTCTGACAGCTTCGCGTTTATTAAATCAACCTTTTCAGCTTGGTCGCCTAACAGCTTGTTGATTTGGTCTTGAATGTTTTTTACAGTATTAAGCTGCGTCGTATCAAATGTGCCACCAGAAGCAGCATAAAGTTCTTTGTATTGCTCAACAAGTTCCTCGATAGAGTCCTTTGTTTGTTTGACAGAACTTATATATTCTTTTGATTGCGCTATGCTCTCGGCTATTTTCTTTTGACGAGCCGCTTCGATAGCATTGGCAACGGCAACGATGGCGGTTACGGCGGTAATTGCGGCACCAATACCCGAAATGGCGGCGGCAACACCACCACTTGCGGCTTGCATTTTGTTTTGCGCCGCGGTTACAGCTTCAATGTTTTGTTTTGCGCCCGTAAATGCCGTCTTAATGTTTTGTCCGAGTTTTACTATTCCAACAGCCAAGTTTGAAATACTTTCGGTTAGTTTTTCAGCCTTGATAAGTGTTATAATTCCAAACGTAGCCCCCAATACGGTGTTTAACCCACCGATGTTTCGGGTGATTTTTATTATTCCCGTCAACACATCTGTAACGCCTTTGACAATCTCTAACGCCCCTGCTTGTCCCGCTTCATACAATAACGCTTTAATAGAGGTTTTAAGCGCCGTCACTTTCTTTTCAAGGGTTTCCATTGTTTTGGCATTTTCTGCCATCGAGTAGCCCTCGGCGTTAATCAGGCTGTTGGTGACCTCCTGCACTCGGTTGTAGTTATTCATTAAGGCAATAAAGTAGTTCCGACGGTGCATTCCGGCAGCGGCTTGTGCGGCGGCTCTTTCCTCAATCGTTGTTCCGATTTCGGCTGTTTCATTGAGCGATTCGAGGGTTGTCCGATATTCGCCCGAAGCGTCATTCAGTTCGTTAAGGGTGTCAACCAATTCGGTGTTAGCAGCGATAAACGAAGTCCGGGCGGTTTCATCCCACTTTTGCCAAGCCGATGCAAGGTTGTCAAGAATTTTATTTATCGGCAACAGTGTACCTTTTGCTCTGTCGGCGTACACATCAATGCCGAGGCTCTCAAATGTATTTAGCGATGATGCTCTTTGTATGTAAGAAATGATGGACTTATAGGCATTACCGATGTTTGCCCCGCTTGCTCCCGTGGCTTCGGACAGCACAGTGATTATGCCTATCATATCGTCAAGGTCTTGCCCAGATGCTCTCGCCGTTCCTGCCACCTTTTGCAAGGCTTCAATAATTGTGGCACTGTCAACGGCAAAGTTATCGGCGGTAATATTAATCTTGTCGATAAGTAAGCCAAGATTGTTGAGAGCGTATTCTTCCGACCACCCCAACTGCTTCATAATCGCAATCAGCCCGGATGTGGCTTGGTTCGCATCAAGTTCGGCGGTGTTCAGTGCGACAAGAGCCTGTTTCATCAGCTCAAGACTTTCTGTGCTATCATACCCCGCTTGTGCAAAACGCTTTGTTATGCTAACGGCATCCTCGAAAGTGGCACCATAGGCAATCGCTATGTTGTAAATATCCTGTGTGTACTTGTGCGTATCCAGTTGTGCTTCGTTAAGGATTCTGGTAATTTCGACAACAGCGTATTCGGTGTCTTTTATGACTTCGTAAACCTGTCCCGGAATTCGGAACAGAGTATTGGTGATGCGGAAAGCGGCAGTCCAATAAATCTTATCAACAACTTTCTGTAAAAAGCTCTCGCCCTTTTTACGCGCCTTATCAAATGATTCGCCTGTTTTTTCTGCGGCTTTTCCAACTTCATTAAAGTTCTGCGTTATTGTACCACCGACAGATTGCCAAACCTTTTCATATTCCTGTGTGCCTTCAACAGCTTCGCCAACGTTTTTATCAATCAGACGATAGGTTTCGACAATCTTATTGCCGCTGCCGTCAATGACGGTAGCAGTAGCCTTAAAAGCATCGCCCATCTCGTCGAAGCCATACTTAAACTGCGACACCTTGCCTTTTTGCGCCAACAGCTCTTGTAGGGATTTAACAGCTTCGTCAACGCTCTTATAAGACATTTCGGGGAGTTTTAATACGCTCTCGCCACTTTTATCGGTTAGCACACCGTTCCATTTTCTTTTTATCTCTTTAGCGGTTTCCTCTGTTTCTTTATTGAGGTCGGCAAACTGCTTATATATTTTCGATACATCAAAATCTAATGACGCTATGTGTTTTGCTTCAAAATTGTTATTTTCAGCCATTTGCTAACTCTCCTTTGTTTGAACCGGTGAACTACCGCCACTACTTGCGCTTTTATAAGCATTTTTAAACTCCCCAAAATGCCCTTATGTCGTTCAAGTCGTTTGCGTCAAATGTTTTTCTGTCGTTGGGATTCTTCGCTTTTTCTTCGTCGCTAATCCGAACGCCTTTTCCGCCATTGTCGCCATCTCTATCTTTGTCTTTCGGCTCATACGACACGCCATGATGTTCGCAAAGCCTATGATGCAGTCCGTCCCTCAACACCACGATGTCTGGGTAGTTCATCGCCCTAACTTCATCGAGCGTGTACCCATAATGATAACAAATCAAACTGTATAAATCTCTTTTGTTCGCCTGTGCTTTTTCCGCATTGGATTTGACGTATTCCTCAATAGCCTTTCGCTTTTCTTCGTCCGTTTTACCTTCAAGGCTATAAAAAAATTTTTCAATTTCCTTGCTTGGCTTTGAATCCAATGCGGTCACATAAAACCCGACAGTTCACAAATATAAATAAGCAGTCTTGCAATATCTTCTTTGCTCAACAGCAGTTCTTTTTCAAGTTCGTAATACCGAATCGGTCTTGTCGTACCCGCTATGTCAACCGTAACAAGTTTTTCAAGCCATTCAGCAAGCTTTTTACCCATCGGGTATCTTTCGTACCGCCTGTAATCTTTGAAAAACCACTCACAAAATTTTATTTTAATCGTTTTGAATAATGGGTATTTATTCGGGTTTCCATTCTCGTCAATATCGCTAAATAACCGAACAAGGAGGAGCGAGGTCTGCACTCGCCCCTCCGCCTTTGCCATTCGTTGTGCTTCGGTCATTAACGTGTAAAACGGAATGGTTTCCGTGCCATCAACAGGCTTAACTCTGAAAGTCAAACCGTTAGCCTTGAATATTCCGCGCTTATCTTCAACTCGGTAGGTTGACAATATTTCGTCGATGTGTTTTTTTAATTCGTCCCTTACTTCGTCTTTTTCGCTCATGCTCTTTTACCTTTCAACGAATAGCTTTTATGTGAACCTCCCACGACTGAAGTCGTAGGCTTCTTCCTGTTTCTTCGTCCTCGCAACCTACTAACTCCACAGGCGTAACTTCGGATAGTTCCTACCCTAGTTATATTAATTTATCGAGAGTGCGGGCAATTTTTTTCAATCGGTTTTACCCTATCGGTTCAATCTTGAGGTCGTGTGCCTTGTGGCCCGAACGAGGCTTCTTCGCATTAAGGCTAAAAGTCCACGCACCACCCGGCTGATTGCTCTGGTTCGGCAGAGTTACATTCGCAACTGATACTCTGTCGATGGTGCTAACAGTGCGGTACCGCTGACCTTCGTCTGCACTACATACGTCACCGATAATCACAACTTGGAACACAGGCAGGGTAGGAGTTTCGGGTGCTTGAATCTGAACAACATTGGACCCCTGATATATAACATCAACCACAACTTCTTTGCCTGCGTCGGCAGATGCAAATGTCACGGTCTTGGCGGTAGTATCAAACTTGAACTGTCCGGCAGACGGGGTTGATGTGGTAGGGGTAAACACAGTACCATCGTGGTCGCTGATAAAAATCTGCGGTACATTGTCCACAGAGATGGGCGGTGTGTCGGTGAGGTCGAGCGCGTCAGTTCCGATATTATGCTTCACAATCATTTCCATGTTGTTATCGGCATCAGAGCCGGTTAGGTATGTGTAACCGTGGAGCATGGCATCGAGTTTGGGACTGTAAGTATTGAGGGTAATGTCGTATCCGACCACTTCGTTGGTAACATAGGTGTGCGCAGGGTGTGTATCGTTGCCGTCATTCATGTCAACCGTGGTGATTGCTTTGGTCTTACGAATCGTATCAACAACACCCGCCTCAACATACTGTTTCGACTTGTCGGGTACTCCGTTGGTATAAGGTATGAGTATAAATGTACCCGCCTTTTTATAAATAAGTTCCTGCGAAAGAGTGGTATTTGCCATTTGCTTTCTCCTTTTTTGTTAGGATTTAATTTTTCCAAAAATTGTATTGTAAACACCAAATTCCTCGCCCCTCGAATACAGCGTGGATTGAGAAATGGTGATTGCGCCTAAATTTCTTAAAGGTTTTATTTCGTGCGTGTTGCCTATCGGCACATGGTTCAAGAGGTTGTGTATCTGCTCGGATATCTTGTCGGCTTTCTCGCACATCGGGGGGGTGTTCGCTACAAGCACATCAATCTGGTACACGCTGTTCATGATGATTCTGTTTCCTGTGGCTTCGGACGGTCTGTCATAAATCATAATGTAAATCTGTGAACTGTCAAAGTCCTGTGGCAAGTCCTTTTGATTCAGCACATTCTTTGCGCTTATGCCCATCGTGTTTTTCAGGTAGGGGTCGTTTATTATGATTTTGCATATTTCTTTTTTGTCGTGTGCCGGTGTCCACATTTGATTTTATCACCCCCCCGTGTTGTAGAAAAACTTGTGCATCTCGTTTTCTAAAAACTCTTTGACAACTCGCTGAAATTCGCTGTCAACCTTTGTGTATTGGTTGCGGATGTATCTCTGTTCCATTCTTGATATTCCGTTTGTGGGCTGAATCGGAGGGAATTTTTCCTCAAGGCTTCTCCCCTCCATCCTTCCGCTCGAAACAGCTTTTTGACCGAGTATGTTAATGTATTCTCCTGCGGGTCTACCGACAATCTCCGTTGTTTTACGAACTGGATTCCACCAATGGCTGCTCATGTAGTCTTGCAAGTATGGATTTGTTGTGTCCATTGCCGAACCAGTGCCATAGCTTCGCATTATTGCTAACGCCCCATAAACAATCTGTGCTTTGATAACCCCTTCTGCATACTGTGCATATTCTTTGTCAATCGACTTCTTTTCGGGGTCTTTCATTCCTTGTGTCGAATCTGCGTACATTTCGTCAATCAGGGCATCTGCAAGCTGAATGATTTTTTCCAAAAGTGCCTTCATGCAAGCATCAACGTCAAATCTTAATACCATTACTGCACCAGCCGCAACGCGTACTGCGCTATTCCGTAAACATCTCCCGCCGGATTTGTTTCTATCAGCGAAGTTTCGATGCCCTCAACCTCATAGGTAATATCGGTCAACGCGCCACCTACAAAGCCTTTTTTGACAACCCTATCACCCTTTGACAAACCGTACCGAGCAGGAATTATCATGGTACACAGCGATTGGTCGAATTTTCCGTCTGTTGTAATCCTTGACATTTTAGGCGTTATGTTGAAACACGCATACACGTTTGTTGCGAAGTCGACATAGGTTTCTTCTTTGCCCCACCACACACCATCGTTTTTATCGTCAACCTCGGCACCCCATCCGCTAAACTCAATGTTTTCAGGCGGCGTTTCGGGTTCTTCGTCCTCGGCATTACTACTCACCGACTTCCGTTTAAGGCTCACAACGTCTGTGGTTTTCGTACAGTAAATATCCATCAGGTGCTTGGGGAATGTCGGTTCAACAATCTTTGCGAGAATTAAATATTTGTTGTCGGGGTCAATGTCCCGAACTATGTAAGCGCCCTCTACAACAAAAGAGTCTGTGTCTGTGGCTATGTCAAGCGCCAAACTTCCTCTGAGCAAGTACGCCCTATCAACAAGATTGAGTGTCGTCCTCGTTGCGGTGATAGCACCCATCTTTGCCCGTCTTGTGAGTGCCACGTTGCCGATTTTCTGCTCAATCGTGACTGCCTCCCCAAGAGTTCGCACAACCGAGTATAAATCCGAATTATTCATGGTTCACCGCCTTACTTATGTCACCACAAAGCCAAAGAAAAGTTCTTCCTCCGTGTCGGTAAGCATTATAATTATTTCGTTCAATCTTTCGACAAGCGAAATATATAACGCTTCATCGGAGCTGTTGGTCTGTGCATACTCGATTTTGATATTCGGTGTCTGCTTAACCTTGACCGCTCCGTTGGTGTATGCCCCGTAGCAGTGCAACGCAGTCTGTATCACGACGGCGGTTTCTAAATCCGCAAGTTTATCTTCTCCGAATGTTGCCCATTTTGGCAACCGCTTTTTGATTTTCTTCTCGGCAAGTGGGGCGTTTTCCGCATAATCAATGTTGGCATCGGGTAGTGCGGCGACATCAAGTTTTAACATCGCCCGCACCCTGTCGTAAAAATTAGGTATGTCTGAATATCCGCTGTATGCCATCTTTGCCCCCATTCTTTGCTCTCGTTTTATGATAAATAATCTTTGATAATTAGGAATATCGTTGCTGCCGCAAAAACTATCCCCCACCAATTTTCCGAAAGCCATTCAAGTATATCGACCCTTCCGCGCTCTTTCTGCTTCTTGATATCGTCGCCTTGCTCGTTTATTTTTTCATTCATCCGTGATAACTCACCCTGAACCGCGACAAGCGTTTTCTCGAGGCTATTCATCGTTGCCGGAAGGTCTTTGAAATTCTCAAACATTGTAAACACTTTTGTGACATCCGCCTTTATTTCCGAAATGTCCTGTGTGTTTCTTTCTACTTTTGCATCAATTTTTTCAAGCGCCACTTCGGTTGCGTATCTAACTTCCATCGGCTTGTCGCTCCGTTTCAGCTATTTGGGGGAAGTGGGCTACCCGACTTATTTGATAAATCCAAGTAACCCACCACCTTGTATATCTTAATTCACTTTGTTGTGCGATTTTTGCGTTATGCGGAAACGATGGTGCCGACACATTGCATGAACTTGCCATAACCCGAAATCTCGGAAACGGTCGCAAGCTCTTTCTGGTTGAGGATAGTCTTTGCGGTTTCCTGTATGCGTGAGCCGTTCGCTACATAGCGGTTAAGGGCATAGTCCTTGTTGAACAGAAGTATCTGGTTCTTATTGGTTGCCGTCTTTGGAACGTCACCGTGCAGGAGCTTGATTTGCATATCGCCAATCTGCGGAATGGTTATAGATACTCTGCCGCTCGCACCAAACGCCTTATCTCTGTCATATGTCAATCCCGCAAGACTCTTGAAGAACTTGTCGGGGGCGATAGCGGTCGTGGGAGGCAGCTTATACTTGAAATAGTAATCAACGCAAGCCTCAACAAACTCGGCGGCGGTAACAGTGTCTGCTGTCTCGGTGGCAGAATCAAGAACTTCTGCGGGGTTATTGTTGCCATCGCCATAAAGCAAGACATTAATGGCATCCTCAAGGTTCTGCTGTGCAACATCGTTCGCTATTGCGGTTATGAGCTTGCTCATGAGGTCAACGCGCCAGAACATGAGTGCTTCATATGTAGCCTCAACCGCGCGACCTTTTTTGAACAGGCTGATTGCGCCCTGTCCTGTCGTCAACTTCGCAAGCGGGAGGTCGGCACCTTCCTCGACGCGGAGTTTCTTGACGTTGGGCTGATTTGCGGGGGAAAGGAGGTCGAGTGTTGCGTTCTTTACGACGGTAGACGGTACGCCTATTTCGCCGCTCACAACATACTGCATAATGTCGGTTGCCAAGAGAGATTCGCGGAGCTTCGATTCCCAATAAGCGGGGAAAAGGAACTCGTCTGCCCCCTGCTTGAACATGTCCTTGATGAGGCTGTTTCCGAATATGCCCGCGTCAATCATTGCCATCTTAACGGGCGTCATGTTTTTATATCTGTCATCTTTCGCTCTGCGGTCTGCTATCTCATCAGCGTATTTTGCGCTAAGCACCTCGTCAAACGATGTACCCGTTTTAAGTACGTCCTGCGCTATCTCATCGGTTATAATAATCTTGTTAGGCATTGTTGTTTTCTCCTTGTTGTTTTTATTCGTGTGCGGTTCGGCTTAAAGCTGGATGATTGCGGTTTTACCCGTGGTGTCAACAGAAAACGCCCTTGCCCTACTTATCAAGTCGGTCGTTGCGTTTGTGGCGGCAATTTGAACGCCACCCGAACCGTCAACACATACCGCTTTTCCGGCAACAGGAATCGCCGCCGTCACGGAAGTGATGGGGACACCCTCAACAAATCCGGTGAGTTTGAGAGAAGCAAGAAGCACATCAGAGTTGTTATCCGCTTTCCTGATTTTCTCGACTATTCCGAAAACGGGGTCGCCCGCCGTGCCATATCCGACAAGACCATCACCGTCTATTGCGTAGGCTTTTCCTTCCTCCGCCTCGAGTGCCGTAGCGATTGTAGCGGCAAGGGTGGGTTTAACCCGAAAAGTGCCGCAGTTCTTAATACCGTTATAACCTAATCCATAAACTGCCATGTTGTGTTTATCTCCTTATTATGTTTTGTTTTGCTTAAAATGCAAGGCTTTTGCCCGTAAGTGGGTCTATGTTTTTTTCGTCCTCGGTCTTGGCTGTGATTCTGACACCGGCTTTCAATGCGACTTTGGCGTTCTCGAACCACTCGTCAGAAATGTCCCGAATTTCGTCGTACTCCATATTGGAAAGACGTTTGCGCCACTTTACCTCATCGAACTTAGCATTGGCTCTTACGCCGTTCTTGATCGCGTTCTCAATTGCTTCCTGACGAATGGCTTCAAACCTGTCCGACAGTTTTTTATAGTCTGCTTTCTTGGCTTCCAGTTCCGCCTTAACATTGGCAAAACTCTGTTCAGGCACAAAACCCTCACGCGCCCTTTCAACAATCCTGTCTACAAGGTCATTAACGCTCGTAAACGCCTTGAAATCTTCCTCGCTTATCCCAAATTCCGCGAGTCTTACATCGTAAATCAGCACGTCTTTTACATCGTCCTCACTTTCCGTAATTTTGATTTTGTCCTTTATCTTGTCAAGAATCTTCTTGTCAAAACTCACATTGTTGAATATTATTCCGTTCGCACAAGCGGCGAGTTTTACGGACTCTTGAATTTCATCGCACAGGCCATAACCCTTTGCCTCTTTTGCGGTAAGCCATGTTTCAGCATCAACAAGTTCATTAAGTTTTTCTCTTGAGTCGTTGAACCGTTTCATGTAAATATCGCGCAACTGGCCGTCAACTTTTTCAAGCAAATCGGCAGTACGCCTTAAATCTTCGGAGTTGCCCCAAGCAAATGACGACGCGGGGTGAAGCATCATAAAGGCATTTTCTTTCATCACAACTTTATCGGCGGCACAGGCAATAACCGACGCCATACTTGCCGCAAGACCTTCGACAATCGAAACGGTTTTACAGTTTTTCTTAGATTTAAAGTTGTCAATCACTCCGATTATTGCAAGCCCCGCAAATACACTTCCGCCCTCGCTATTTACCCTGATTTCAAGCGTATCAATGTCACCCATATCCTCGAGCGCCTGTTTTATGCTTGTTGGAGTGTTGTCGTCGTCGTACCACTTGGTATCTGTAATTTGACCGAATATGTAAAGTTCTCCGGTTTTACCATTTGATTCTACCGACATATACTTATTGATTGTTTTTTTCACGATACCCTCCAGAATCTTTTTTCCATTTAAACCCCGCCGCCGTTTTCTGATGTCCGTTTATGCAAGCAGATATGTTTTTAGGGTTAGTTCCAACCTTTAGAGCCGCTTCTTTGATGCTTGGGTATGTACCAATGTGCTCCCCATCAAGAGTTAATTGGGAAACCGTTACCTCTCCATTGTATTTGTGAAATGGTTGGATTTTTTCGCATTCGAGGTTTAATGTCCATTGATATCCGCCCGCAACGTGGCATATACCGGAAATACAATCCGATATGCACTTTCTGTCTATTCCTGTGGCGCGTTGCGCGGCGCGTAATGATTCATATATAACCGCGACCATTTTGCCACCTTGACTCAACCGGTCTACCCGTTATCCCCACATATCTTTTGCCGTTCGGGCATATATGACAATATACCGTGTAATTTTCACTCATCTGGATTTGTTGTTTTGCTGCCCTCAACAGGCTTGTCCGAAACGCCCGACCCCTGCTTGAGGTATTCGTATGAGCCATCGGGTGGTGGCTTGCCCTCTGCCTTTTCTACGTTCGCAACATTCCGCGCCGCTTCGTCAATGTCAATGTAGCCGTACTCTTGCATTCTGCGGTAGGCTTCGATTTTTTTAATGTGGGCTTCATATTTGTCAAGTTGCTTCTCCCAATCAATTGGGTTGTGAGTTACCTTGCAGGAAATATTATATCCCTTGACACGCGCCCAAAGGTTCATGATGTTTTCAATCATTCGCTTGGACGAACGGCGCATTGACTCGATTTTCCCGACAAGAATTTCCATTTCGACTGTGCCGAGCGCGTAACTTCCCTTGCCTTGACCGCGCCCCATAATTATCGGGGGTATTGCAAACGCCTGTGGTATCTCGATATTGGTAATCTCTGTAAACGACCTGACATCAACACCAAGCGAAGAATTTCCGCCGAGAATTTCACGCTTAACGCTGTCCCAAGAAACAAAGTCGCTCTTGTGACTCGCTTGCGAACACTTCAACCCAACCTCTGCGAAGAAAGCCTTTTGCGCTTCTCTGAGTTTTTCACGGTCATGCTTAACCGCTTCGGGCAGTCCTGAAATGAACTTCTCATTGTCAATCGTAATATTGTATCTCGGATAACCGATGCGCTCTAACACCGCACCCGAATCACGCATGAGTTTGAGGTAATGTGCCACCGCATAGACGGCGGCTTCAAACTGCAATACGCCATCGGGTCTGCCCGGTTTAGGGTCGTTTGGAATGTAAAAGAAATTGCCATTACACAAGTCAACTTTGGGGGCGCCGACCTTATCCGTCTTTTGGTATATCCTGTACCGCTTTAATTTTTCGTCCCACTCAAACTTGTCAATCGTGTCAACATCAACCACGACAACATCCTCAACGTCATCGGCATACTTGCTTACAACAACCTCGGCAGCCATGCCCCCCGACACCACCGCACCATAGTGGAACTGGTCGATCATGCCATCAAGTCCCGAAGCGTTGTTTGCCCCCATCCGAGCGCAGAAATCGGTTGATTCTGCATCAAAATCCTTTGTCAACTTACCCGTTGCCTTATCAAACCACTCGATTTTAATTCCCTGATTCGCAAGTCGCAGATAGGTGTTGAGCGCCGCCTTGCCATCGGGGGTTTTTTCGACAATAAATCTTATCGCTTTTCTTGTGTCGGTGATTTCATTAAGTGCGCCAAGCAGGTCGGCAATTCTCGGCAAACTCGTTGATACATCTTTAGATTCTACAACGCTGACTTGTTCGCCGTGGTAGATTTCTTTTTTGTCATCGTTGCCGGAACGCCCATTCAACTTCCTCGCCACACCATGCCCCTCGCCATTATATTTAGAGTACAATTATACAATAATTAGCTATCATACACATTATACTACATTTATTTGATTTTGTCAAGTGGTTTACACAAAATCGTTGCATTTTTTGCACACTTACACGCTTTTTGAATAAATTTGTGAAATAAATACACGAATTGCGAACCACCTATTGACAAGCATTTCATGACATGGTACAATGTTGTTAAAAGGAGTTGCACCGTTTGGGAAAGGAGGTCGCACATAAAGATGCAAAAAAAATGGTATATAATTCTAAATTTAACTTGGGGATGTATCATGACTGCTATCGGGTTTGTTGCATCGACGGTGATTATGGCACTCGGATATAAACCTAAACAGCACAAGTTAGCGCACTACTTTTTGATTCCGGGCAAATGGGGCGGCATCACCCTCGGCACAACCATCATAGTTTGCAACGAAACTCAACACCTTCTCGACCATGAGTTCGGTCACACCCTGCAAAATGCGTTGTTCGGTATTTTTATGCCATTCATCGGAATTGCGAGCTTTGTCAGAGCAACCATGCGGCGAATACAACAAAAAAAGGGCAAGCTCCTACCGCCGTATGACTCTGTTTGGTTTGAGAGACAAGCTACCGAATGGGGAACAAATTACACAGAAGAGCGATACTCTGCCGATTGAGTTAACCAACAGCTCGCCTACCATGCGTAGAAGGATTGAAAGGAGAAATAAAATGATACAAGACGGTTTGATGGAAAACAGGGTTATCATATTGACAATCGAAACACTGGAGAGGCTTCAAGGATTTAAGGGGCATGACGGAACATTGGACTTGTATTTGTTTTACTACAAAATGGCAAAAAAACAAAAAACAAATCAAGTTTATTGCACGAACAGCTATGTTGCTAACGGTCTGTTTTGGTCTGTTGACAAAGTTATCAAGGTCAAAAAAACCCTGATTGACATGGGGTTAATCGAAATGATAAAAGAATTTGACCCCGCGACAAAAAAAATTAAAGGACATTACGTTAAAGTAAACTACATATTTTCGAGCCATAACAGCAAAAGCCAGAGCATGGAAAAGCCAGAGTATGGAAAAGCCAGAGTATGGAAAAGCCAAAGTATGGAAAATACCGACACAAATGCTTTAAGTAATATAAATATAAATGCTTTAAGTAACATAGATATAAATGCTTTAAGTAATATAGATATAAATACTTATACAGATAAACGCTTCAACAGCGAAGCTGCCGAATACAACGAACAACTATCCGATGGTTCACCTGAACAAGAAAGTAAACAATCTAAGCATCCCAACATATACAAAGATGTCATTGATTACTTAAACAAAAAAACGGGCAAGCGTTACAGGCACACCACCGGAGCAACCCAAAGACTTATAAGAGCAAGACAGAAAGAAGGCTTCGTGTTGCAAGACTTTTATGCTGTTATTGATGTCAAGTGTTCACAATGGCTCAATGACAAGAATATGTCAAAGTATTTAAGACCCGAAACATTGTTCGGCGGAAAATTTGAAAGTTACCTCAATGAATGCTGTGGCAAAGAAATTGGAGAGAACACTGTCGATGTTGCCGACTCCGACTATGACGAGAACGGCGTGAGGATAAGGAGTCGTTGATTCACAAAACTATTGCGTTGAAGCAATTTCAGTATCAAGTTCATTGTGTTCATGGCAAACCTCACAAAATTCATGTTAGTTAATTGTTCAACTACACAAAAATACTCAAAATAGGCGTGAAATTCAAAATACTTATTGACAACTCGCAAAATGTGTAGTAATATATATGCGTAGACACACCGCGCCACCCCGCCAAGAGAAACGCGGCACGTCTGTGTAAATCGCCGTTCCAGTTCTTACACTTAATTGTATGCCGGAACTTTTGTTTTTTATTCATCGTGTGAAAAAATTTACATAAAAAGTAAAAGTGGATAGACAAGCGTGTTCATCACCGCAACAGGCATTTTAGTATAACACGGGCAAACGACGAGTGTCAATGAAATTAAAGGAAATTCAAAAAAGAAAGGTGGGCAAAAAATTGTTTTTTGGTAAGAAAATAAAATCAAGAATGATTATGCTCGGAAAGACGCAGACGGATTTAATTGCGGCGCTCCATGACCGAGGGTATGCGGTAACGGCATCGGCGCTGTCACAGTGGTTGTCCGGCACACGAAAACCGCGAAACCCCGCAATCCTCGCAGAGATTGACATGATTGTTACAAAGTGGGAGAGAGCAAATGGACAAGCAACCACAGAACACTAAAAGTTATGTTGACAAGTTTGACATTAGGAGGGCTGTAAAGTGGTCAGAATGATATGGTGATTGTTTATGATGCCGGTCGGGGCGTTCGACACACGGATTTAAGCCGCTATATTCGTGCGAAGCAGAGCCTTACCCAGTTGCCGCAACAAAAGCAAGATTAAATTAAATTAACACAAAGGAGAAAGAAAATGCCTGACTATAAAAAATATCTTGAACTCTTTAACGAGTGCCTTGCGCTTGATCCCTTGTATATCAACACAAACGAGGCTGGAAGTTTTTATTTCACGATTGACGGCGATACATTAAAAATCTTTTTCCAATGGACGCGATCTGTGGTTGACTGGTTTTCAAACTTCGACTTTCCCAAACAAGCATACAGTGACACAAAGGTACCGTGGAAGGTTCACAGGGGTTTTCTGCGAGTGTTCAAGTCCATTAAGCCTTACATAAAAGACGTAATTATGGATTCAAGGGTCAAAAACATTCAGGTTGTCGGATATTCCCACGGAGCGGCTCTGGCGATGCTCTGTCACGAATATTGCGTTTACAACAGACCCGATTGCAAGATTGAGGGATACGGATTCGGTTGTCCGAGAGTTCTTCACGGAAAATATTCAGACGAGCTGTTGAAGCGGTGGGAGAATTTTACGGTTATTCGGAATGCGGATGACATTGTGACACACGTTCCTCCGCGTCTGTTCGGATTTCGTCACGTCGGACAAGTTATTGACTTAACGCCGAAGTGGTATTACATAAAGAGCGAAAAATCGTTCAAAGAAAAATTCGTCGCAGGACACAGGCCGCAGAACATAATAAAACAGTTGGAGAACAAAATAAGTGGAAGTTGATTACATAAAGCGTGGCGATTGCCTTGAACTGATGAAAGAGTTACCAGATAAATCGGTTGACCTGACCGTTACATCACCCCCATACGACAATCTGCGTACATACAATGGCAATATTGAACAATGGAGTTTTGAGAAGTTTAAAGCAATAGCAAAGGAACTTTACCGCGTTACCGCTGATGGTGGAGTGGTCGTCTGGATTGTAGCAGATGCAACAATAAAAGGAAGTGAAACAGGCACATCATTTAAGCAAGCATTATATTTTAAAGAAATAGGGTTTAATTTGCATGATACGATGATTTGGA